TGATGTCAGCGAATACATCGGGTGCATCAGGTTTGATAAAAATATCTGCGTCGATAACTGCAACTTGATCGTAATCTCCAAAGTATTCAAAGACATTCTCCTTCTCAAATATTGGTAGAAATCCGCCATACTTTTCGTACGACTCTTTACTGCGTTGACCTGTAAACGGATCAGGTTTTATCCATAATTTTGGTTGAGTCTGTACAATATGATCAGCGCCAATGCTTTCAGCATATGCCTTAACGCTCGCCACGCAATATTTGTATAGTTTAGATTGCGGACCAACTGCTACTTGATAAATTGCTCGCTTCATACATTATGTTCCGCTGACGTGCCGACCTCATAGTTTACTAATTGAAAACAACTAGCGAACTTTAATTGATTTGATTCAAATTCTTCTTCACTTTGATTTAGTAACTTTTTTGCAGTCTGATACAAAAATCCATCAACGTTCTCTGTTACGGTCGCCGATACTGCCCAATCTCGAAGTATGCTGGCACTTGTTCTGTTGACGAAGTAACCAGATCCTGGAGAGATAGTTTCTCTCTTTTTTCTCCATGCATCATCGTTACGAGGAAAGGTAGAAAAGAATCCAATTAATTCATTAAACTCAGGCAACTCCTTGTAGGGGTATGTGTCGTGTTCGATGATATAGGTAGGTTCTTCGATGCATCGCCACAGATTATAGTGACTGTACCAGATTGCCTTTTCTATATCAGTAAACTTATTGCCGTTAAACTTTTTATCAGCAAAGAATATTTCATTGCCGAGAGTAGAAGGTGTTGTTCCTTCTTTCTTTGTAATATTATACCCTAATTTGTTCCATTGGTCAATACAAAGAGAGGAGTAATATTCTGATTTCGCATCATTTGATACAACAATCATCCAAATGTTCATGACGTGAATACTTTAACGCCATATTTTTCTTCAAACTCATACGCATGTTTTTCATTGTCGACCATGGGTTTGCCGCGAATGTTAAGAGAAGTGTTTAACAGCATGGGCACTCCAGTTTTATCATAATAACATTCTAGAATTTTACGGAATACTGTATTCGATTCTTTAGGAACTAGTTGCACCCTTCCTGATCCATCAACGTGAGTCACTGAGGCATAATCGTGTTTCGCTTGAGCAGTATACTGCATCCATTCGTTCATGTGTCCATCAAAGTATTTGTCAGCATGTTCTGCCAAAATTGCTGGGGCGAATGGACGAAACTTTTGCCTTTGTTTAATTTCATTAACAGTATCTTTAACGTCATATCTCACATCAGCAATTAAAGAACGATTGCCGTATGCTCGGTATGAAAACTCAGCAGGACCATTAGCAACACCAGCAACCTTTTTTCTCATGATATAATTGACAACCATCTCAGGATCTAGTTCTCCTGCGATATTATATCCATGAAACGGATGTTCCCAATTAATTCTATCGCGTCCAGTGTCCATCATATAAAAATAAGCAGCTGCTCCTAGAGAAGCACCACCGTCTCCAGGATTAACATCTACCCAAACATCATCAAATAAATCTTTTATGCGATTGTTCGCCATAATATTTTGAGCGACTCCGCCACTATAACACAGTTTGCTACCGTACTTTCTCGCTCTAACCATGTAATCATATACAACTTGCTCTGTTAGTCTTTGAAGAGAAGCAGCAGCATCTTTTTCGTTTTTAGTTTTATCATAAAGATGCTTAATTATTTTTTTGAGATAAAGTTTCTTTATCTCGTACTTTGCCCTCCAGTCTGCCCCTTCAAATCCATTCTGATCTTCCATGGACCAACTAGGGACACAATTCCATAATTCATATGCGCTTTCCCAAGCAGTTGGTTCGCCATAGCAAGAAAGACCCATAACGACATATTCGTCTTCATTGGACTTAAGACCATTAATGGTATCAGTGAAGTTTGCGTAGAGATACCCTAAAGATTGGGGAAAATTAGTTTCTTCTAATAAATTAAAATTATTATCATAAATTCCCATGCATTGCATTTCACCAACGCCATCGATGGTTACTATAACACAATCTTCTTTTGCGAAACTTTTCGGTCTGGTTGCGAGTGCCGCTGCAGCGTGGGCAATGTGATGACCAGAATACCTAAACCCAGTCCTTGCAGATGGGTGCTGTCTCCACCATGGTCTGTTTTTATCAAATCGTTTTGGTGAGTTGCTATGATGTCTATGTTCTAAATTGGGACGAAACTTATATCTCAGTGCCCAATCTTCATTTAAGACAAGTTCAGTGTCTTCAAATTTGGTAAAGCAATTTTGCAAGAATTCTGCGTTTACTAAAGCATCGTGTTTTATGCGCGAAACTCTTTCATACAGAGTGGCGAATTTTATATTGCCGTTCTCGTCTATGATGGTGGCGCCTGCATCGTGCAGGAGTTCGCCACCTAATCCCATATAATGCTTCATAACAAAATCAATATGTTATACAGATTCTAATCTTGTCATTAATCTCTCGGCGCGATTAGTAACCTGCTTATACCAAAGACTATCGCGACCTTCAACAGCAGCAGTTTTCCAATCACCTGCTTCAATCGCCGCATTAAATTTTTTAAACTTACTTAATCTCGTTCTACCCATGTTGAACATCATATTAACCAAGATTTGCTGGACTTCGTCTGGTAGGTTGTCAAAAGTCCCTCTTTCGTATAGAGCGTGACATTCTCCGATGGCAAGGTCAAGGTCTGCCTCGAAACACTCCTTAACTCTTTCTTCCGAGATTCGAGTACCAACTGGTCGTCCGAATTCTTCGTCACTTTCGAGGATAAGGTGACCAACTCCAAACGTGGCGTAACCGAGGTGATCGTTGTAGATGACATATTCAACTCCTTCGTCTATCTTGAGTTGTTCGTATACTGCTTCCCTGTTCATGGTTTACTCCTAGCAAGCATTTCTTTTGTCATGATATAATCTCTAACAAAGTCAGAACGAATAATGTCTTCCCAACCAAATTCAATTATTGAAAAATTTTTCATTACTTCTAATATAGATAGGAACTGTAAAATTCCTTGTTTGTCAGATTCTTTATTAAAGTCTGACTGATAAAAATCCCCCGCAAAAATTATGCGAGAGTCTAGTCCAACCCTTGTAATCACTGAGTCCAATTCATGGAACGTCAGATTCTGCATTTCATCTACAATGATGATAGCATTATCAAAGGTCGTACCTCTTATATAGGAAGTTGAGTAGAACTCAATGATACGTTGTTCCACTAACTGTTGATAACTTCCGCCAAAATTAAATAAATCGTCGCATATTCCAATATAAGGTTGTATAAAAGGTGCGAGTTTTTCTTCAGCGGTTCCTGGGAGGAACCCCATATCGCGAGTAGCAACTACTGAGCGAACGAGGATCACCTTTTCCCAAGGAGTACTCTTATCTAGTACATCTTGCAACGCTAGATATAATGCAGTGAAGGTTTTACCAGTTCCCGCACTGCCGTTTAATACAAGATGATGCCCTTCTTTCCACTCTTCCCATGCTACCTGCTGGTTATTGGTTAGAGGATCGAAGGTACAAAGATTATCTATACGGATTTTAAAGTTAGATTCTTGCCGATGTCTCTTAGTTTGGGTCATACCTTAATGGTGTTACCCCGACCTGAGTTTTTCTTAATATTTTTTAGGAGATCTCTGTAACCATCAGATGTTTTTGATAGTGTACCTCCGGTGTGAGTAACCAAACTAGCAGAAGAAACTTTATGAAGAATTTGCCACTCTCCGGATTTTACATTTTCTTCCATAGTGGCAATAGAACAAATAACTTCTTTTTCTTCTCCGTCTTTAGTTCGAACATCATAAGTTGGCATAGTATTCAGTTTCCTGGGCAGCGATGGCTTTATTATACTTAATTTATACAAAATGTAAAGCCATAAAATAAACGATGCCCCACCGAAGTGGGGCACGAGATAGGATCACCTTCCTTTAATTAACCGTGAGGGAGTCTTGGAGTTCAGAAATATAAGAGTTAAGATAATTTCTTTTTATCTCCACCTTATGTGCTAATGTAGTTTTACCTTTCTTATTCAGTTTATGAATGTAGTGTTGTAACTCAGCGCTATCCTTGCGTAATCTTTCTAATTGATTTGTAGTTACCATAGGCGACTCCTAATATTTTAAGTTAGCAAATCATAACATAGACTTTTCTCACGGTTATCTCGTAACGATACCTCCTATGCAGGCAACAATTGCGGAGCTGCTTCTTTTACCAGTGCCGCTGTTAGTCCCTTACAATCAGTTTTTTTAGCAAGCATCGTTACTAGAATTTCTGCGTCTTGGGGATGTACAGATTCTAACATGCCAATAAACATTGTTTCGCGTTTTAGTTCATGAATGTTTGGACCACCCTTAACAAAATACTTAAGATTCATGTGCTGCTTGTGCCACGTGGAAGGAACGTGTTCTTCGTTAGCAAGGTCAAATGGGGGTCTACTTTCGGGGAGCAAGAAGTTAATGCGCGGGTCAAAGACGCAGCGCAGATAATCAGCAAACGATTGGTATGTGTCTACATACGACTTTACCAAATCAATCTTTTCCTTTCTCGATTTTGCATTCGCAATGTTTTGTAGCATTTCGTACAGTTCAGGGCGAGACTTCTTACCCTGCTGTTCTTCAGTAATCATACATCACCTCTTCATAGAAAATATTTAGTATTTCACTTGTTCACACTCA